CACGATCCAGAACGACGGCACCACCTACAGCTGGTCGGCGCTCTCCTCGGACGCCGGGTATTCGCTCCGCGGCGCGAAGAGCGTTCTCGTGCTGGTCGAGACGGCGGGCGTGGTGAGCGCCGGCGGCACCGTGCCGATCTACGCCCAGACCCTCAACGTCTAAGGAGCCCGGATCATGGCGGCGCCTCGAGCGTGTAACGCGCAGGTGATCGCCGGCGGCCCCGGCGTGGTATTTCCCTCGCAGCTCTTCGGGCAATGGAAAACCGTGATCTCCGACGCCGAGACCGGCGCGGAAGCCGCATCGGTTCTCCTCAATCCGGCGAGCTATACCGGCATCACCCGCCCCCTGATCGTCGGCGAGGGAAGCGTGATCCGGCTCATTCTCCAGTATTCGCTCTTCGTGCTCACGCCGGCCTCGCCGGCCATCCGCGTGTACGGGTGTGACCAGATTCCCAACGCAAGCGGCACGTACCCCACGGGTTCGATTTTCTGGCGGCTCGACGCCTCGGGCTTCACGGCGGCCAGCTCGACCTTCACCGTGGATCTGACGAATGACCAGTACGATAACGCCGAGAGCAAGTTCACCGTGCCCATGACCAACGCCGGCATGCCCCTACGTGGAGCCAAAAGCGTGCTCGTGCTGCTGGCCTCCTCGGGCGTCGGCGACGGCTTGGGCATGCCAATCCACGCGGAGATCTTCTAATGGCCAGTCTGATCACAATCGCCGAATACAAGACATGGGCTCGAATCCCGAGCTCGGACACGAGCCAGGACACGCTCCTGACATTCCTCGCGGATGCCGTGAGCAAGGACATGAGGCGCTGGTGTGACCGCGACGAGACCAACGGCTTCGAATCAGCCACGAGGACCGAGACCTACGACGGCACCGGCGAGGAGACCATCCAGCTCGCCGAGCTCCCGGTTACCAGCATCACGAGCGTGAGCGTGCTCTATGCCGATGGCTCGAGCCAGCTCCTCGACTCCAACAGCTACCGCGTGGATTCGGTTTCGGGCGTGCTCTCGAGGATCGACGCCCGGCGCTCGCGCTACCCGGTGTCATACTTCGGAAACGTGGACGCCATCTTCTCGGCCGAACCCCGATTCCCCTCGGGCTTCGACAACATCCAAGTGGTCTACGTGGCCGGCTACGCCACGATTCCGGCCGATATCAAGATGGCCGCGCTCCGGCTCATGGACATGGCATACGCCGCCGGCGGGCGCAACCCGAACCTAGCTTCGGAGAGCATCGGCGGGTACTCGTATTCGAACCAAGACCCCAAGGCCTATACCTCGATCAAGGCCGAGATCACCCGCCTCTACAACACACTGAGGATCTGACCCATGCCCGCCACGCCTTGGCATCTCCTCACCTCGACGATGGACATCTACGCACAGACGTGGACCACCGACTCGGACGGCGTGCCCATCCACGGCGCCACACCGGGAAGCCCGACCTATACCGTGAGGTGCTTCATCGACCCCGGCTCGGCCGGCGATTCGCTCATGTACGGGCGCGACACCTCCAACCAAGTGAGCCAGGTTTACATGGCCCCGCACGACATCACGGGCGCCACTTGGACCCTAACGCAGAAGGACCGAGTGCAGATCAACGGCGTGAAGTGGCGCGTGGCCGGCAACCCACGCAACGCCGCCAACTTCGGCGTGCTCTACGTGATCACCATCGAGAGAGACCTCGACTGATGGCCAACCTCCACGCCAGCGATGTGACCATGAACGTGAACATGAGCCAGCTCCGTGCGCTCACGCTCGCGGCTTCCAACATCGGCGTCGGGCGTTCGTGCGACGTGCTCGTGAAGTTCATCAAGAACAGCATGAGGCGCACCAGCTGGCATAACCCATCTCCGGCGGGCGGGCCTCCTGGCACCGTGACGGGCAACCTCCGCCAGAGCATCCAGAGCACGGACCCAGAGAACGGATACGCCAAGGTCTACACCAACTGGAAGTACGCCGCCATTCATGAGAACGGCGGCATCATCCGGGCGCGAAACGTGAAGTACCTGACCATTCCCATGAACGTGCGCGCGGCGAAGCTCAGGGCCAACACGGCGAGCCTGCGCACCCTCAACCTTCACTTCACCAAGGGCCACCGGCCCGGCCTCGCCTTCCTCTGGGAGACGAGTGGCAAGGGCAAAAACTCGCGCTCCGAGCTCATGTTCATGTTGAAGCCCTCCGTGAGACTGCCGGCTCGGCCCTTCATGCTGCCCGCGGCGCAGAACCCCACGGTGATCGCCAACATGGGCCGCGCCTTCACCGCCGGCTTCGTGGCCACCATTCGCAAGGCCTTCCGAGCAAGGAGCACCAAGTGATCGTTTCAGCCATCCATCAGGCCATTCTCACGAGGATCAAGGCCGACACCGGCGCCGGCGGGCTCTACGCCGGCTCGGCGTGGAACATCATCAGCGGCGCATATTCCATCTTCGGCACGCCCTCGGCGATCACGTACCCCTATCTCATGTTCACCACGAGGATGGACCAAGACCACAGCCTGACCTCGGACGACTTCCGCGTGACCGCGACCTTTACGGTTTTTGATCAGAACCTGGACTACACCAGCTCCTCGGCCTTCTCGGGCCGTGTCTCGGCGGTGATGGATCGCCTCCACGGAAACGCCGTGCTCCAAGCTGGGCGCGTGCCCACGTACGGCTTCCACCGGCACCTCTTGGTTTTGCCCACGAACGGATATACTGCCTCAGCCACCCAGTGCTTCGTGACCACCCAAGAACAGGCGATGACCGACGAGCACAGCATCGCCGCCACCATGCAGATGACCTTCCGCGTTAGCGCCCTCGCCTCCAACCCGTGAGCCCCAAACTATGGCCGCATACCCCATTACGTCCGAGACCGGAAACCTCACGAGCACCGCGGCGATCACCGCCGGAAACGATCTCTACTACCTCCTCACCACGGCGCTCAGGATCACTACCGACATCGCCACCATCAACATCGAGAGCTGGGATGTGGACATCACGCAGGCCAGCACGGGCGGCGTGAACATGATGGAGCGCATCCAAGGCCTGCGCACCGGCACCGTGGACTTCTCCGGCGTGTTCCCCAAGACCACGCCTCCCTTGGGAATCACGAGCTCGGTCACCTTCGCCAACGGCTACGTGCAGTTCATCAACGCGTGGAATATCGACGTGACGTGGCCGGAGATCGACATCACCAGCACCGTGGGCAGCTCGGCCACGTGGCGGAAGTGGATGCCCGGCGGAACCGGCACGTGGTCTGGTTCCTACACGTGCAAGGCCTCAAGCGGCGCCGGCCCCGCGCTTCCCAGCTCGGCGGCGACCGGCGCCTACGGCTCGGCCACCTTCGTCCTCGCGGACGTGGGCGCGAGCGATCCGACCCTCGCCGGCACCATCGGAATCCCGCGGCTCAGCCAGGTGGTGAAGATCGGCGACGCCAGCGTGATCACCTACTCATTCCAGGGCTCGGGCGATCTCACCCAGAGCAACGGCGGACTCACGGCGGCCTCGGGCGCGATCACCAAACCCAAGTGGGATCTGGCCGCGGCCGGAACCGCAGACAACACGTGCCTCCTCACCGTGTGCAACTCGCCCACTAGGACGTGGGCCTTCCCGGCGTTCTGGAACAAGCTCAGCCTCTCGTGGAAGATGGACGACGTGATCCGCTTCTCTGGCACCCTCCGAATCGCCGACACCGCCACCGTGGTCTAAGGAGCCGCCGGCATGGCCGACCGCAACGCCATCGAGCTCAACATCGGCCTCCGCGCTGACGACTCTCAGCTCGCGGGTGATATCGCGCGGATCAAGGCGAAGGTGGATAACACGCCCATGCCCGTGGGCGAGCCAGCGGCGGAAGCGACCAAGGCCACCGAGGAGGCCACCAAGAAGGTGGAGGAGCTCGGTGAGGAGACCAAGAAGGCCGGCGAGAAGGGCAAGGAGGCCTTCGGAGAGGGCGGGCTTGGCGGAGCCCTCCGAGACGCGAAGAAGAAGTTTGGCGAGCAGATCGAGGTAGTGCAGGGCCTGATCGGAAAGATCTTGGCCGTGGGTGCGGTGGCGACCACCTTCTACAACATCGGAAAGATCATCGGCGACCAGATCGTCGATAAGCTCGAGAGCGCCAGCGAGAAGGCCGCCAACTTCCTGATCACGGTCAACAAGGCCGACGCGAAGAGCGCGGTGAAACAGATTTCGGATCAGGTCCAGAAGCTCAACGAGGAGATCGTCAGCACCGACGAGGTGACACAGCAGCTTCTCAAGACCTACGCCGTGACCGCGGTGACGGGCGGCATCTCTCAGCTCTTCGT